CGCAATGGTAAACACATCGCCTTGCTTGATGGTCTTGGTGCCGCTGGTGTACGTAATGTCCAGCGTCGCTGCACCTTGAACGGCAGGAACGGTAGACGCGCAGATGGGCGCAACCGGAAGGCTACCGACGGTGTGGTTAACAATCGACTGCGACATATTCATTTCGTCGTAGCCGAGAACACCCTCACCCATCATGCCTGTCTTGAACTGGCGGGAGATCGTGCCCGTTGGGTTAAAGAATCCCGTCATGCCGTTTACCAGGCCAGCGTTAGCGGCAGGATTTACGGTTGCGTAGCGCGGCGACATAGGCGTAGCCGATTCGTTCAGCTTCTGTTGCGCTTGCAGCAGAACGAGCGCGGTAGCCGGCGTGGTGCCCGGAGTGCCAACCGTAGCGTAAATAGACTTGTAGGCGTTGGCAACGTCAGCATCCACACTGGACGCCAATTGGCTGATACGCGGTTTGAGAACACGTTCCGCGAAGTCGTCCAACTGCATCGTCAGTTCGGCAGAGGTAAAGTTAATGCCAATGTGCTTTTGGCTGGAAACCGTCAGCGTGGTGTATTGCTCGTTGTCGTCCTGAACTTGCAGGGCGGCGCCGTCCGTCACCAGCGCGCGATCCGGCAGACGAATCCGCAGGGTCGAACCAATCTTGGCACCTTCGACGGCGAAGCTGTCGTCGTATTCTTTGTTGCAATTGCGGGAAATTACCAGGTTGTTCTCCAGAATTTCCAGAGATTTCCGGGTAATCATATCAATGGTAAGCAGGCTATTAGCCATGAAAAACTCCTAAAAGTAGTTAGCGGTTCCTTGCTTCCTGCTTTTTCACTTGTCTAGCTCTATCAGCTTCAATCCACTGGGTTGTGGTCATGCTTTTAATTGACCTTGGGTCTGTGGTATCAAAATTGCCGGAATGATTTCCGCGAGCAGTAACAGGTGAAATCGGCGCAGGTGCGCTGGATGTGCGTTTTGTAACGGGTTCGGAAGCAACCTTCGCTTCCAATCTTCCTATCTCTTTGGCCTGCAAGAACGGTTCAAGGCGGGATATGCGGTCAGCTTCCTTGGGGTTTGCGCCGAGATAATATGCAATATCCGGGCCGTTATCCGAGGCTTGAATGGTTTGGGCCATCACGTTGGTAATCGGTAGCTTGGGGTTATACGCGACTTGTTCAAAGTCCTCGTATTTGCCTCGCGCATCTTCTTCCTTCTCGTGATAGTTACCAAGCAACTCCTGTTGCTGTTTCGCGTATTGTTGCTGCTGGACAATCTGCGCTGCTTTGGAAGTCGTCAATGCCTCAACGTATTCCTCAGTCGTCGTAAACTGTTCCGGCTTAACATGCTCTACAGGGACGGGCTTTGGTGCTTCGGCCTGCCGTGCTTCGCGTTCCCACTTTCGCTGCTCTCTTGCAAGTCGTTTGCCGATGGCGGCATCCAGATCATCCTGGCTAAATAGTTTCGGAATCTCTTTCGGTTCACCTTCGGGCGCTGCTTCCGGCGCTACTATCTCAGGCGCAGGCGCTGCCGTAGCAACCTGTTCCGGCGCGGGTACTTCCGCTATTACTTCGTCAGACATGGCTTGATTCCTTGGAATCCCCAGTGAACCTCACTGGTAAGGTTTAGTTATTTTCAATCCAATTTAGGGTTGCTTCGTCCCAATTATATCTTTTTCCGTCTGTAGGCATAGGCACAGGCGCTTCCCACTGGCAAGTCTGTTCGTTCAAAACCCAAGACGGAAACGGTTGCGGAGCAATAAACGCGTCACGCGCTGCGTCAAAGGTGTAGCCAATCCCGGCGTAGTTCTTACGCATCTTGCCGTTGTAGCTAGTCTGTTTCCAATCACCGCCAAGCAAACGCTCACAGAACGCCGCGCCGATATGCTCAAGCTCAACGCCTTCAGCGTTTGCCGTGTCAGCGTTACCGACAACAATAACCTGCGTTACCAGACCGTTTTCAATTTTTGCAAAGTGCGCCATTAGAAAGTTATCGAGCCGGAACCCGTCCAGTTATAAACCCTATACCCGCCAGATACGGTGATTGTCGGAGAACCAGTTGTAGATGTCGCTGCGGGGTAGGTATCGACGTAACGTATTATCACAATACCTGAGCCGCCAGATGCGCCACCTTGAGAAGCTACACCGTTATACCCACCACCACCACCGCCACCCCTATTTGCAGTTCCGGCAGTGCTGGCTGAAACAAATACACCCCCCGGTCCGCCTGCACCGTTGCCACCACCGCCAGCGCCGCCTGATGCACCTGCATTAGAATACCCCGCGCCACCTCCACCCCCACCATACGTTACCGAGGAACCGGAGAGGCTGTTTGCAGTTCCTGCTCCGCCAGCGCCAGAAACCAGAGTAGTAGCATTTGATCCAACAGCCCCTGCGCCGCCCCCGCCACCGCCACCGTAATCTACTTGTTGACCATTACCGCCAGCGTTGCCCTGACTTGGGCTTGTGGACGGAGTATTGCCCGCGCCACCTGTGCCAACAGTTCCAGCTTGGTTATTAGCCGCACCGCCACCGCCGCTGCCACCCGCTAAACCAGCACCCGGATTTGCTACTCGATAAGAGCCACCACCACCACCGCCAGAGGAAGTAATAGTAGAAAAAACAGAATCATTACCATTGGTCCCGCGATTGTCGTTATTATTTATGCCGCCGGGCCCGCCGCCGCCAACGGTCACAGTTATAGAAACGCCAGCAGTTACCGCAAATCCTGCTGCGGTTCTATATCCTCCCGCACCGCCGCCTCCGCCTTCACCGCAACCACCACCGCCGCCACCCGCGACAACAAGGTATTCAACCGTTGGCGTTACGTTAGCCGCAGCTTTACGAGTAAAAAAGAAATTAGGTGCAGCAAACATTACGCAAACGCCTGTGCAAAGGTGCCATACCAGACAGAGTTAATGCAGACAAAACTAAGAATATCTGTGCCAGTCGTAGCGGTAGTGGTAATTGTCGGCACTGTCCCGCCGGGATATTTGACACCAGTAAAGGTTGCCGTTCTTGATCCCGTTCCATCTTGTATCAGCTTCACGATAAACGAAGTGCCGCTAGTCGTTGCTGGCATTGTAAACGTGCAGTTACCGGTCAACGTGTAAGAAAGAACCGTTCCGTTTGCAAGCGAAATAGTTTGTGAAGTTGATGAATTGACAATAGCTGGTGCGGTTTCGAGGTAAGCTGTAACAGTCGGATTAGTCAGAACCGGCGTAGTTAGCGTCTTGTTCGTCAGGGTGTCCGTGGTAGCCCGGCCTACCAGGGTGTCGGTAGAAGTCGGAAGCGTAAGCGTACCGGTGTTTGAAATCGTAGCTATGATCGGCGCGGTCAGCGTCTTGTTCGTCAACGTGTCCGTCGTCGCGCGGCCTACTAGGGTGTCGGTAGAGGTTGGTAAGGTCAACGTGCCGGTGTTTACAATTGTAGCTATGACCGGCGCGGTCAACGTCTTGTTCGTCAGCGTGTCCGTCGTTGCCTTGCCGACCAGCGTATCCGTAGTAATGGGCAAGGTTAGCGTTGGCGTTCCCGCTACCGCAGGCGTTACGATGGTAGCAGTGCCGGACGTGCTTCCCGTTATTGCTATGGCGGTAGAGCTAACAGACCTGCCTGCGGTCAAGTTGCTCACCGCAACATTAACGGTTACGCCAGACTGAACAATCGGCAATACCTCTGTGCCGGCCAGAGGTGTGGTTGCTGCGGTAAGCGCGGAGATTTTTACGTTTGCCATGGTTTATTTATGACTTCATGATGTAGCACAGCGCGTAATACGGAGGAAGGTTTGCGTTGGTTCCACTTACACTTCCGGCTGGAACGGCGTTTGCTACCGTAACGCCGGTAACGGCAGAACTGCTCACCGAGCCAGACCCGCCGATTACATACGTGCCGCCCGTTGAGCCAGCAGCAGCAGATGTAAAAGGCAAGTTATGGAAATGCCCCGGATCGGTAACTGTTGCAACGTGGGTATGGCTTACAACAACCGCATCGGCAGACCCACCCGTTGCGTTAACTGCGTAGGTAGACCCGGCGCCTACAACAAACCGATCCCGAAGATTTGGCGTGCTTAAGGTGCCATCGCACAGCAACCAGCCGGTAGGAATAGACCCAATATTCCCCGACCACAAAAGAATCATGCCTGTGGCGAACCCCGTCTGCATGGTTGGCAAAGCACCAACGCCGTTGCTGGTCAGCACTTGCCCCGTGGTTCCTACCGAAGCTACAGATTGCAGCGCGCCTGTAGCGGTAGTGCCACCACATACCACCGCGTAGGCGGTAGCCGTTGCGCGCCCCGTGCCACCCGACGAAACCGGAAGGGGATTACCGACACCCGCTATGCCGGAAATATCGTCGGCGCTCCACAACTGAACATCGGCATCGGTTTTTAATACAAATTTATATGCCGTCGTAATGGTTAGCCAGACTTCGGTAGTGCCTGAAACACGCCCCGCAGCGTTCAATATAATTGGATTTGAATTAGCGGTTGCGCCGGTGCTACTGGTGTATGTAGTCTCCGGCGTCGTAGTGCCTGCGGCATAGGTATACAACCTGCCGCCGGCCAATGGGACGCCGTTAGCATCAAAAAACTGCCAGCCTGCGCCAGCAACGGGAGAAAGGCCGACGGTCATTTTTGCTTACTCATATATGATTGTTGCGACTACCGTTCCCGATATGACAACGTAAAGCCCTTTGCTTGCCGATATACCATTATTGGTAAACAGATAGTTACCCGCAGCGGTAGGGGCAAACACGCCGAGTATTGTCGGGTCACCAGTGCTTGCGGTGCCGGAATCGTAAACCGTGATAAGCGGCGTTGCGCTTGCGGCGCTAACAAAGATGCCTTTCAAGACCGTAAACCCGACTTTGACTTGGTTAGTTGCGCTAATGCTTTTGTAGTTGGCTGACATGATTTACCTCAAGCTAGGAATCGAAGTTTGTACAGTGTGCGTAAGTAAATTTCAACGATGTTGTCAATAAGCTGTTGCAACGCCGTGTCCGACTTGTCGCACACATCGTATCGACTGGCTTCAATTTCTTTTAGCTGGTCGTCCAAGAACTCAATGATGTTGGTTGTTTTCTTGGCTGACATAAGCGATATCGGGCCAATCAAACCATTCCGGCCTTGGTAGGCTTCTGCAAAATCGTCAGCAGCGCCCACGATACGGTCGTAAAAGACGTTCAAGGCTACATGCTTTGAGTAGCTGCGGGTGTTGAGATGGACGCTATGCGCCACGTCCCGCGCCAAAAACAACATCCCCATAAAGTCACATGCTTTGGTCACTGTGGCGTTCCTTGCGGTGGCATTTGTTCCATACCTTGCGGTGGCATCATTTCAGGTGGCATTTCCGGTGGCATCTGTTCCATTCCCTCTTGGGGCATTTCGGACATACCGGGCATAGATTCTTCGCGCATGTCCGGCATTTGGTTCATCATGCCTTGCGATTCTATCGCCGCTGCAACCACACCCATTGCAATATCTTGTATCTGTTCTTCACTCATTCCGGCCTGCACCGCGCTAATGCGTTTAGTTTCCGCGTCGTAAGCTTTGACTTCGGCCTCAAACTCTTTGACCTTCAGCGTCTGCGCTTCCATCGACTTGTTGACGTTTTGCAGCATGCCGTGCATCTGCTCCATCTCTTTAGCCATAGCCTGCATCTGCTGGTTGGCCGCTTGAAGCGCAGGATCGTCCTCATTGGACAGCAGTTTCGGGTCGATAGTCTTGGCAAACCGTGCGGCCATTTCCTGCGCGCCCGGCCAATCCATGTGTTTGATAAAGAGATCGCCGGCCACCGCCCACAGTTGCGGGTTGCCTTGCAGCAGTTGGCTCATGGCGTCGAGCGACTCCTGCCGCTTGGTCATGTAGCTCGGGCCGGTAGTTACCGCAACGTCGTATTTGCCGACATTGGGGTTGTAAATCTTCTTGATAACAATGCCCTGCTCGTTCTCAATCTTCTTGACCGCCATTGGTTGCGTCGGGTCAATCATAGCCTGGTCGGTTTCGCCATCCAGACCGATGATGCGAGCAATGCGTTGCGTGTCGTAAATCTTCGGAATCAGATCGACCAGTTGCCGCGTCGCGTAGCGAATGGCGCGCGCCAAGTTGTCTACGTAGTGATAAGTGCCCGTATCCGACTGCTTTTCCCGCGCCAGAATAGCTCGCCCGGAGCGTTCGTTGCTGGTTGCCCCAAGGCTAGAGTCATACTGCCCCGTTGAGCTTTTAATGTCGTCTGCCGCCCCCGCTTTGGCTTGCAACAGACCACTGGAGGCCATTGGCGGCTGTGACCGCGCCGGCAACGGTAGCACGCCGCCTTGTCCGTCGGTTACGTCGGGGTTAACTTCCAGATACGGCCAGTTGTTGATGTTGGCCGTTTTCCACTGCGTTTCGTAACCCTCAAACTGACCGCCGTAGCCAATAAACGGTGCCTTCGGCGCCAGCGCCAGCATTTCTGCTTCTTGGCTAACCCAATAGTTATACATCCGTTGGGCGTCTTTGGCGTTTCGCACCAGCCCGCTGACGTACATACGGCCATCTATCTCGAATTCGTTGCCAATTACGCGGATAACGGGGATATATTTGCCCGCCCAATCGCGTTCTTCCAGCACCTCAAAACCGTTGGTTTTGCACCATTTGACCGACCTAACGTCCACATCTCGGGTCTTTAGAGGCTTTAAACCCATCATTTCGGCCTGTTTGGCCTCCGGCGAGCCAGCCATTGCGGTGATGCCGCTGTGATACTGGTGCAGTTTCTTGGCTTCATGCTTGATGTAGAAGTATTCCGCAATCCGCACTGTGTCTTGGTTAATCCACGCGTTTAGCTGCCCGTCGCCCACGCCGTAGGCTAGGCTTGACAGCGGTGCCGCGTTAGGAAACTGGCGTTCGTAGTCGTCTTTGGTGATTTCTTGATTGATAAAACACCATTCGGCATCCGAACCGCACGGGTCTTGGATCGTCGGGTCCATATAGACGCTAAACGAGTCTCGAATACGCCCAATCCGCAGGTCTTGCTCAAAAGTGTTGTCGTCGCAGTATTCCGTCAGGATGCGAAAGTAACCTTCGCCAAACGTCACCTGGTTGTCGCACGCCGTGTCGTAGGCTACGTCAGCGTCCGAGATATACTCTATGTGCCGCACCAAACCGTTGAATATCTCGGCCACCTCAATGTCGGCCTTGTCGTCAGCGGGGATAACCTTGCCACTTGGCCGGTTCTGCCGCTGGTCGTTGGTCACTTGCAACACATGCTGCGGCAGCTTGTTGATGGTCAGGCAGGGGCGCGCGTTAATCGTCTGGCCTTGCACCGAACCGCGTGTTGCCAGCACATCTGCCGGCCATTGCCACTGGTTGTCGGGCGAGGCCGCGCGGAAGCGCAGGTCGTCCAGTTCGTCCTCACGGGAATCCGAATACGCCGAGATCGCCATTGTGAGGCGTGTGCGCATGGTTGCCAGCATCTCGCCATTGTCACGGTCGGACTTAGTGCCGCCCGACGCCACGGCGCCGGCTTCGTTAATGCCTGTGTCCTGATAGGCCACTACTTGCCCTTCTTCTTGCCCGCCGCAGCGCGCTTGACAGAATAGGCTATCGCCACGGCCTGCTTGATCGGCTTGCCCGCCTTAACTTCCGCTTTGATGTTCTTGCGGAAGGCCATTGAACTGGGTGACTTAACAAGGGGCATGTTATCGTTTCTTTGCAGTTTTGGCCGATTGCTTGAACGCCTTGGCAGTCGGCGCGCCGGGGGCACCCGGCTTACGCATTTTCTCTTTGCTGCCCGCAGCTATTCTGTCGCGCTTGGCGTTAATATTGGCGTAGAGTCCGGGTTTCATGATTAGCACTTCCATCGTCTAAGGGATGCTTTAGCACGTTCTGCCGGGCCTTTGGCCTTGGCTACCACGCCCGACATTCTGGCGCAAAACGACGCTTTGCGCCCCTTTGCGGCGGGTGTTTTAGGATTCGGTGCCGGGGCTTTCAAGTTGCTGCCGGTCGCGGCATTATACTTAGCGCGCCCTTTGGCGGTCAGGCCAGCGCCTTTGCTGACCGGGCGCTTCTCTCCCCGGCCAACCGATAGCGATACGCTTTTCTTCATGACCCCATCCAGGAGTTAGTCACGCCAGCGTGCGATGACGCGCTGCGTTTGGCCGGTTCCCGATACTCGCGGTGCGCGACGGGGAAGGCAAAGGTTACGGCCAGCGCGTCAGCAGCATCCGGTGATGCCAATCCACGACTACGCATCTCTTTTTTCCCCTCAAGGAAAATGGTGCCGCTGCTGTTAGGCTTCTTCATGGGGCCGACCAAATCGGCTTTTAGCTGACGGTCGTTTGGAATGGAAGCTGTTTTCAACCAATCCTTCATGGTGCCCCACATCTCAGCCCGCTTGTTGCCCCACATAATAGAGTTCTTGGCCTTCCAACCAAAGTTTACCCCGCGTACCTTATAACGCTGCTCGGTCAGCCTGTCAAGTATGCCGTAGCCAAGGCCACCTTCGTCAATTACCGACAGGATTGGCTTGTATTCCTCGATGGCGTCGATTACCCGCCCAACTATAGTCATGGTGTCCTCGCCCGAGTAGCGTTTGATTGCCACAATGTCCCGCCCTTGGCGCACCACCAGCACGGTCGAGTCAGCGCCGCCTCTGGCCGGGTCTATACCTAATACTATAGGCGCAGTAGTGTCCTTCCACCGTTCGCGGTTCATGGCGTCCTCGACCAGCATGGGCTTAATAAACTGATCCTCACCCGCGTCGGGAAATTCGCCATACACCTCGACCTTGGCCTGTGGTGAATCCTCGCCATACTCCGCAATAATCTGCTCGTATACCTGTTTGTCCGTGTCCTCGACCGTTCTTGCATCGACGCTGCGGGTGTTCCAAAACGCTCGTTTGGCGTGGAAGCACTCAAAGAAGTAACCCTCGTTGCGGCGCGGGTTGCTGAAGGCAAACCAATACCGGTCTGGCGTGTTTTCCGTAAAGAACCCGGCGCCCACCTCCCATATCGGGTTGGGTATGCCTGACGACTCGTCGAAGATGAGCATCATGCCGTCCTGGTTGTGGACACCCGCGTAGCTATCTGGATTCTCAGCCGACCACAGCTTGCCCTCTGCCGCCCAGTAGCGTGTGCCTTTCTTCAGGTCGCGCTCGACTAGTTCGCACAGCCACTGCGCCGGCACCAGCTTCGTTGCGCTGATCTCAAACCAGTGGTTGTTGATGGTCATCGCCGCCCACTTGGTCAGTTCAGCCCAAGTCACCGACCTTAGCTGACTCTCCGAGTTGGCACTGATGACGATGCTGCCGCCGATGCGGGTGGTCAGCATCCACAGCACCAACCAAGACACTAAGGCCGACTTGCCAATTCCGCGCCCAGATGACACCGCTTCCCGCAAGGTGTCCATCTGCACCTTACCCTTGTTACCGTCGATGTGCTTCTTAATGTCGCGCAGCACCTCGCGCTGCCATTTTCTTGGGCCACGGAACTTATGCAGCGGGGTGTTCTTCTGCCCCCACGGAAACGCAAACAACACGAACGCCTCGGGGTCGTCGGCCAGCGCGGGCGACCACAACTCCACCATCAACTTCTGTTCTTCGTCTGACTTATAGACCGGCTGTTGCATTACCCGGCAATCTCAACCGCTTGGCCTTCGATCACCCTTGCGCGGGCTTCTTCCAGCGCCGTGATGACGCTAATCTTCTGATACACGTCCACACTGATCTCTTGCCGGGCCGTCCAACCATGGACGTGTTGTAGGATCGCCAGGCTCGCTTTAGCGTCGCCCTGTTCCGATGCCTCGTTCAGACGGCGGGCGGTTTGCATCTCGTTGTCAGCCTTACCCTTCTGCGCGGCCATCTCGGCCAATGGGTCAAATTGGCACAATTGGCGATACTCCGTAGGGAGCATCCCGGCAGCTAGCGCCAGTGAGTCTCCTTTTAACCCCAAATTAGATGCAGTGTATATAGCGTTCAAACGCTGCTCGGTCGCCTTGACAACGCGGGGTGCAAAAGGGAGTGACTTGAACATAGCCTGTTATAGCACGACTGTTTTCCGTTTGCCAATATGACAATTTTGCCTATGCCGTAGTTTGCAAGAGAATGTGTTGCATGTTGGCTAAAAAATAAAAAATTGTTCACGAACGATGCCGTGACCGACACGGCCAGCGCCGGGGCCTCCCTCCCCCATGCTGCACTGCAACACGCATCCAGGCAGGCAGGCAGGCAGGCAGGCAGGCAGGCAGGCAGGCCGACCAGCCTTTTGTATGTAGTCGCCTTGCAAACATAGCAATCGTTCACGCCAGTTTGCATGTAGCCTCCTTGCAGTTTGCATGTAGCCTCCTTGCAAACCAGCTTTTGAGGCTAGGCAATCATGGGCAATCTGGGCAGTCTTGGCATACACATTTAAGTCGCGGCTAGAACGGTACACGCGCGCGCTGTGCTGTTGCATGGGATTACCTTACAAAAATACAAAAATCAAACTACTACCTAGCAATTGCCAATAATGCCCATTTCACTATGATACGCGCCTGTTTTTTGACTACCCAGATAAGCGCCCATGCCATTACCCATGTTTGCCCGCCCTAAAATATTTGTATGTAAAAAGCTTGCAAAGTGTAAATGGGTATGATGTAATGAATCCGCTGTCCAAGAACCTAACCTAACCCAAACCATTCAATACCTGCACCTGCTGCTAACCCACAAGGAAAACACGCCATGAATCAATACGCGCATATCAAGTATGTAATTCTGGATTCTTACCGTAAAGGTTTTCCGTTCAGCGTTGTTACCACGTCAGGTCGATGCTTGGCGTATTTTGTAAACCGTAAAGACGCACAGCAATATTGCGCTAGTCTGTAAACCGTAGTAAACCGTGCGCGCCACGATCGGCGCGCGCGGATTCTAAACTAACCTAAAAGGCAAACATCATGGCAAAATTATCAGCGCACGGAATCGAAGTCGGCCGCGTCGTGTACACGACGTCGACCAAGGCGTATATGTCCGACGGCAAGGTGCTAAAAAACTGGGGCGATGGCTGGAAGCGTTTTAGTACGGTAAAAGCCGGCTTCACGCCAGAAAGCGCGCTGGAAAGCGCGCGCGCAGCGCTGGCGCGATGGGAAGCGGCTAATCCTGCGGGCTTGGCGTATAAGCGCGAATTGCACGCAATGGCGCCACAAGGCAAGCGCTTGAAATTGCATACGGCGGTCCAGTTGATGCCGGACGACGCTGACGGCGTATGGTCGGAAGCGTGCGATGGTTACGGGGACAATATAAGCGCTGACGTCGACGAAGTAAGCGCGCTATGCGCGCTATACCTGCGCGCGCTTGATGAAGCTAAAGCTAATAACTTGCAAAAGTTATTTGCGTAACCTAATGCCTTGCAACATCCATGCGCGCCAATCCCGGCGCGCATGTTAGTAATCTAAACTAAAGGAAATCGCACCATGGCCACAATCAATATCTATCGTAACAAGCTCAAAGCCGCTAGCCGCTTTATGGCCAATCAGGATATTCGCTACTACCTGAACGGCGTGCTAATCGAATCGAACGAAATGCAATCGCGTATCGTGTCCACCGACGGGCATACGCTTTTCGCAAGCCGCGACGACGCCAAGGGCGACAACGAAGGCTCATTCGTCGGCATCATGCCCGCCGATACCGTGAAAGCGATTCTAAGCTGGAAAGCGCCGTATAAAAGCGCGAACGATGTACCGGTGGTCATTACCACCGCCGACGATCTCGCCGGCGAACATCGCGCGGCCTGGTGCGGTAATGTATGCGTGTTCAGATTGATCGACGGCAAATTCCCGGATTACATGCGCGTAGTCCCGACCGACGTTAACGGCGCGCCAGCCTTTTATCAGCCCGAATACTTGGTGCGTTGCAGCAAAGCGGCTGTTGATATGAATACCAATAAACTAGGCCATTTTGATTTTAAACAGGGCGGCGACGGTAGCGGTATCGCTGTATTCAGTAGCGAAGCGTTCGCGGTCATTATGCCGATCCGTAACACGGTCGCCGATCCGGCGCTGATAGCCTGGGCGCGCGAAGCCTTGCCGGCGCCAGTGGCCGACGAACCGGTAGCCGAACCGGTAGCCGAACCGGTAGCCGCTGCGGCCTAGCGCCCGACCTATAGCGCCCGGCATGCCGGGCGTTATGGGGCGCGCACTGCGTCATAACCTAATCGAAAGGGTAAACTATGGATAAGAAACAGCAGATTATCGCGGCGATGTACGCATTCATCGGCCAGCGCGCCGGGCTTGAATTCGGCAATTATGGCGACGTCAAAAGTTATCGCGCGGAACAGCGCGCGATAACTAAAGATCGGCACGACGCGCTCCAGCTCATACGCGACGTGGAGCTGCGCGATTCAATCAGCGCCGATGATATCCTGGTCGCGGCGAAAGGCGCCTACAGCGGGCGCTTGACGATCGTCACGCGTGACGATGGCGCTATTGCCATCGACTATTGCACGGGGCAGTACTTCCCGACCGAATACCGGCGCGCCGTTTGCGCTGTCATGGCGTCCGTGCTCTGGAATTGGAAACGGACGCAGTGCATGCCCGACAGCTTTAGAGGCGCAACAGTTCCGCCCACAAGCCCAGGCGACTACCTGCGCGCCGGCTTTAAACGCGAATACGGGCGCGGTTTGGCTGCGCGTTGGTTTAACTAAAGGAGCGCGAATAATGGCCTACCATATGCACGATATGAAACGCGCCAGGCCGGCGCGCCCCGGCGAGATCATCGAGGCGCTGTTTGCCTTGTCTGTAACGGTACTTGCCACGGCGCTGCTGTTGGCGCTGGCCGTTTGCTTAACCTAACCTAACCACGGGAGCAACATGGAAAATCAATCGGCGGCGCGGTTTTGCGCGGAACACTGCGAGACAGCACGGGCGGCCATGGAAATGGCCGTGAAATCTACCAATCACGATTTTGTGGCGGCGTGGGATTCGCCGGGTAATAGTGCGTGGTGGTGGGAGTCGTTCAATGGGAACAATTCACGCAAAAAAAGGGTAGCGGCGTTACCTAACAGGGAGAAAATCATGCAATTGACCACGGAAGAAAGCGAACGCGCTGCGTATGCGGCAAACGATACGCCCCTGGCGATCGTTTGGGGCCGGGTGATCGATCTAGAAAATCAGGCGTGCGAGTTGCGCGCGCTGGTGCGGGAAGCAATCGAAAATACGGCGCACATGCGCCGGGCGGCGGCGCGCAAGGCGTACGGCGTCAAATTGACCGACGCCGACGCCGACGCAAGGATAGCCAGCGCCGACGCCGACGCGGAAAGCTGGCACTGGCGCGCGGAAAAAGCGTTAGAGGACGACGCATGATCGCGCTGTGCGTGCTGCTGCTGGTGGCGTTGATGGCGATTATGTTTGACCTGTAAACCGTAGCAGAACAAAAGAGAAGGGGCCTCACGGCCCCTTTTTCTATTTCACAACCCGCACGCCGGCGACGGCGGGCGGCGCCTCAATCATGCGCCTTAACTCCGACTTGTTATACCGCGCTGCAACATCGGGCGCTGCGAAAATGTGCTTTTTCGTGGTCAGGCCGACGGCAGCTAGGCGCCCGCAGTCGAGCCAGCCGGCCTCTTTTAGCGCGTGCAACAGGGCGGGCTGCGGCACCTTGACGCCCGACGGCGCCATGCCAGCGAGCCGGTCACATATCGGGTGAAAGGGCGAGCCGATGACGCCGGCGGCGAATTCGCCCTGACGCGCGCGCATCATCTCGACTAGGAAAGACTCGGCCATGCTCATCCCGTGCTCGATCAGGTTCTGCTTGAATTCAGTCTCGCCCGGCGCGGCAGCGGGATTGAACGCCGATAGGTTACGGCGCGCGAGCCAGGCGGCGACGGCGGCAAAGCCCCCGGCCTGATACCACTGCCACAGCGCAGCGGCGGCGGCGGGCGGCATCCGGGGGGCGCTCGACCAGACGCAAAACCAGCGGCGATCCTGCGACGCCAGCGAAATCGGCACGGGATCGTTCGAGAACGCCAGCACTAGGCACCGGTTCACCATATCGTACGGGTGCAGGCCCTTGCGGTTGATCGACAGCATTTCGGGCGGGGCGGCGATGATCGGTTTCAAGCGGTTCGCCAGCGCCCGGCGCGAACTGGCGTCGGGTTCCTTCAGTTCGTTGAGGATGATAATCTCGGCCTCAAGGGCGTAGCCCC